CAGTCAACGGTCAAGTTTTATGACAAGGAATTCGTCGAGAACCTCAAGGCGGAAACCCCGTTCGTGCGTTGCGCCGAGCGTCGGGACCTTCCTCTGAATAGCGGCAACCAACTTGTGTTGTTTGAATACAACACGTTTGGTGCCAACACGTCTCAAGCGTCCGAGGGCAATCCTCCCGCTGGCATCACGGCGTCTCTCGTCAGCAACACCAGCACGATCGGTGAATACGCTGACTACGCTTCGTTTTCGAGTCTCTCTTTGGCCACGGCCATCGACGACACCCTCGGCAACGTTGCGAAGGAAATGTCGTATCGTCTCGGTCAGTCTTTGTCCAACCTCGTCCGCTACAGCGTTGACGGCGCATCTGCCATCGACTCTTCGGTCCTGGTCCAACTGTCGGCAGCGTCTAGCTCTTCGTACACCACGTTGAGCATCGGTGCGATCCGTGCAGCGATTCAATCGCTCGCCGGCCGTTCCGTCAAGCCTTTCATTGAAGGCAAAAAGCGCTTCGCCGGCATCGTCCACCCGTTTGCTTGGGGTGATGCGATCAACGATACGAGCAACAACTCGCCCATCGACGTACTGAAGCACACGTCTGAGGGCCTGATGCGGATGGAGGAACTCCCTTCGGCCGACCTCACGGAAGTTTTCGAACTGCCGGGAACGGGCGTTGATTTCTTCCAGACGAACTTGGTCACACAGACCTCCAACTACAAGACGACCGGTGCGACGGCTCTCCGTACGTACATCTTCGGTCGTGACGGTGTGATTGCAATCAATCTGGCCGGCCGTGGCGACACGCCGTACGGTGATGGCAACTACCGTGGTATCAAGTGCAACGTGGTTCAAAACGCTCCAATCAGCGTTTCTGATCCCGAGGGCTTGATCCCTGGCTGGACATCCTACAAGGTGCATTTCACGGTCACTCTCCCACCTGATTCAACTCAGCGTGTGCGTTTGATCGATGCGCTTTCCGGAATCAGCTAAGGTTTCACAACTATCTTTGCGGAGGGGTTCGAACAAGAATCCCTCTTGCTCGCGTTCTGGAGATGAAAATGAGCAGACAGACTTTAGCATCGAGTATGGCAGAAGGGTTGAAACTCGGTGCAGTTCTACAAAGAGGAAGTGGATCGGCAAATTATAGCACTGTTTCCACCTCATATGTGGCTGTAGATAATGGAATGAATTATGCCATCGTCGTTCCGCAGGGCTACGTTGCTTTGATTTCTTTCTGTGGGGTTGCGACGATCGCCACATTAGCCGATAGCGTTTGGGTAGCTATCTTGGACGTGTTTGGTGACAATAGCGGCGGTGGAATTCTCAGCGAACAACAGATCAATATCCCGGTTGTCAGCGCTTTGGCGGGAATCGGATTTGGAGTTCAAGCTTTGATTGTTGGAGACGGGAGAGGACATATTATTTCTCCGGTGTTCAAAGCGAACAGCGCATCTCACGCCGGTCAGATTTTGAATAACTCACTGACGCACGCACCAACTCTGCTCGTCGAACTGACTCAGTCTAACCTCAATTAATAATCGGCTCCTAGTGAGCCTCGCGTTTCGCTTCGGGGAAACCTGAATCGTTTTTAGTTCAAAATTTATTCCCCAGGAGGGAACTACAATGCCCAATGCTTTTCCGGCACAATCAAATGCTACTCGTTTCTTTTTTCGGCCTGTGAATACCAAAGTCAGCAATGGCGATCCAGTTTGGTATGACGTTATTGATGGTGGTGGAAGTATCAACTCTGCTGGCGCCGTTGGTAGTTGCTCTGGCGAGAAAATTGGAGAACTCCGATTTGATCCCATCATGAAGCGTTGGGGTTTTGTTCTCAGTCAAGTTCGTTTTGCAAACCTTACACCTGCCGGTATCGATCCAGGCAGTTCTGACGCAGCTTTGATTTCGAACTTCATCGCAACTCTCGCTGTTCCTTCGAACATCGTTCTTCAATAATTAAGGTCTATAGGAGAATATCATGGCGAAAGTCGCAAGCGGCGGTCAGCCGTTCTCAATTGCTGCTGGTCAGCAAATTCCTGGGGACATGACGATCGCTAAAGTTGTTCACATTCCTGTAGCCGCTGGAGACACATTTCTGTTGCAAGACGGAAATGGAAAGACGGTTTTATCCGGTAAGGCTCAGTCAGTCGGAGCACAACCGTATGATTTCCCATTTCCAATGGGAGTAAATGGTTTGGGTTGCGCTTCTCTCACGGCTAGTAATGCGCTGTGGGTTTACCCTGCATAATCTTGAAATGCTACTGGACAAGATTCCAGTGTCGCCCGTGGTGCCCCATATTCTGGACGCAGAATGGACACCGTTGCCCGAGAGCGAGTTAAAAATTTCGGCTCCGCGTAATGTCACGTTTTTCTGCAATAAAACTTGACAAGCAAAAGTTGTAGATCGTCTAACGGTAGGACGAGGGCCTTTGGAGCCCTCTATGGTGGTTCGAATCCATCTCTACAAACCAACTAAGTTTCAGTGGTATGGACGAACGAACACAGCAACATTTCTTCCGCCAAATACAAGGTAACATTTATGAGCAAATGGTTTAAGCGTGTGGGCGTTGGAGTTTTAGTGGCTTCTGTTGTGTTTCTTCTTTATGTAGATGTCAAGCAGGCTCAAGTCATTCAAGCACAGAGACATCTTATTGTTGAGATGTATCAGTTCATCGTCGCTGGTTGTCCTGTTTCACAGCTAAATTAATTCTAATCTTCAGCGGGGTCGTCTAGTCTGGTTTAAGACGCAAGCCTCATAACCTTGTCATCGTGGGTTCAAATCCCACCTCCGCAACCAATACTGGCCGAGTTACCCGACGAGTCAGCCGTGTATACGGCGTCGGATGCGCCCCACTCTAAGCTCGCTAGCAAAGCAAAGAGATAGGCCGGAACAATTTCAAGCTTCCCGTAGGAGGGAATCTATATGCCGATGTCTGAAGAAGCACGCCGTAGGTTGTTAGGTACGTCCGCCGATGACCGGGCTCCATGGGAGACCTGGAATGAGGCGATGGACCCCATGAGGGGCGTTCCTGAGCATCTGAAGCTCGCTGTCGAGGATTACTCGAAGCGCCGGCATACACAGACCAGTTCGTACAATCTTGAGCAGGTTTGCCGCCAGCAAGAGATGTCAACGGAGATGGTCAAGGAATACCGCTTTTACAAGCAGGAAGAGCTTACAGACACGCCCGAGAGGGTCGGCAAGATCATGGACTGCTTCGAGTTTCAGAAGAAGCTCGCCACGATCATCCCGTGCTACCTATCCGCCGTCGTCCGTAAAGGGCTCAGTGGTCTAGCCGTCTACAAGCCGAAAGAGTATGTCGAGGACGGGCAAGTTAAGGTTCGTGAATGGCACTACGTGTGTGGCGTCCAAGTGGGTTTCATGCACGAGTACTCAAGTCTTTGGTTCGATCGCCACAACCTCCCACTAAATGAAAAATGGCGTGGATGGCGAACGGTCCTGCTCCGATTGATCCAGTTGGGATACGTCACCGAACAGCAAGCTGACAAGGTATTTGGGCCGGCCGAGGGTATTGCCTCCCGCCGCTATCGTGAGCAGTTGTACTGCTTCAGAAATCGCCCTCGTAGAGAATTTGATCCGGCGAACCCGACCGGTAAGGTAATCTAATGTTTGATTTTTTCCGATTCAAAGAAGCGGTTAAAGCCTTCACGAATAAGATTCGTGGAGTAGAAGAGAAATTCAAATTCTCTTCCGACATCTTGGTTGAGATTCATGACAAGGATGGAAATCTAAAGCATCGTTCTTTCCAGAAGAACCTTCGTACGAACGTAGGCGCCGATTTCTGGGATCAGCAACTTTTCAAAGTAGGTGCAGCCGCAGCTACCGCGAATTTCATTGGTCTGACAACTGACGCCACGGCTCCAGCAGCCGGTGACACGACTCTCGCCTCAGAAGAGACAACGAATGGTCTTGGGCGGGCTCAGGCAGCAGACGCACATACCGGAAGTGCTTCGTCATCTGTTTTGTCTAAGACCTTCACCTACACGGGATCGAGTTCAAAAGTAATCGCAAAAGTCGGGCTATTCAATGCGGCGTCCAGCGGGACTCTGGTTCTTGAAACCCTTCTGACATCCACCGGTACGGTGAACAGTAACGGCGATACGATTACCGTTACCTGGACAATCAACTTTTAAAGGCGCGTTATGGCCGGCGTAAAATATCAAAATCCAAATGACGCAAACGTTACTTCTACGTTGGATTCAGCAATTTGTTTTCCAACGTACGATACATCGGTTGCGGCTGGTCCTGTTGAAGTAAGACGAGAAATTCTCCTTATCGGAGATTCAGCAGGTACTAACGTGATGTCCCAACTGTTAGCTACTCAAATGGATATGCTCGCTGAATTGAAACTTATTCGGTATGCCCTAGGGAAGCTCATCGGAGAACATCTTGTTCCCGATGCAAGAGACGGACGTTTTTCATAAAGGATTAATACAATGGCTACAGAAGTTTTAATGAAAGGTGTGCCTAGCCGGTCTAAACCGCAGCCACAACTTGACAACCAACGTGAGGGCGTTCCTTCACGCATGAGTCGCTATCAAAGTCAATTCACGGAAAGCGTGATTCCTACGAAGCATTTGCTTGCTGACGAGGGATCATACTTTACCGCGAACAACGGTCAGACTGGGCAAGCTACAGCCGCTGCTGCGCCTCTTACGTTCACGGCC